ATGCTCGAAATCAACTGTAGGTTGTTCGTTGTTTATAATTTCATCAGTCATTTTGAATCTCCTCTACTATTTCTGCATCTTGAATGTCAGCATCACGCAGCAGTCGTTTCTTCTCCTTGTTCTCAACAGGAAGAGAATCGATAAGCTTAATATAAAAACCTTCGTTGTGCTTAGCAGCGATTTCTTTAAGATTCTTCTTCGAAAATCCAAGTTCTTCTGCTGTGAGCTCTGGAGAAATCAAGAAAAGAACACCTAAACCCCTATCTGCTTCTGCTATCTCCGAAGACCGACGACGACACTCAAGAGCAGCATCATAACACGACTTCATACCTTTATAGTCGCGATTAAGTGCGCAGAGTTTAGCAAGGTCTTCGTATTTGTTTGCAAAATTGCTTTCCCAAACCTTTATAGGAACATTGCAGTCAACCTGAAAGTAGTTGATTGCCTGATAGATTCTTGCCATACAAGTGCGCTCTTCTATCTTTATTCGCTGCTCAGCGTTAATACGAAGCTTCAGTTTCTTAGCAGCTCTCGTAATATTACGCTCGTGTTCGAATATCTCAGCAGACCATTGCAGCTGCTGCAAGAACAACTTAACATCTTGAGGTATGCCTTCACAATCTCCATTCGTCAGGAATGCAGATATTAGGTCAGGGTGGATGGTGTCTAACTTCTCAATTTCACTTTTCATATTCCAAAGAGTTTCATTCGTAGGTCTTTTTCTGCACGCTCATTCTTACGTTCCTCGAGCAACGTAATAGAGTCGTTATCACCTTTCTCAGCCTTCTTAGCAAGTTCAGCGTCTATGTTATACTCTCCAAGTGCGAGACCTTGCTGGTAAGCTTCAAAATAAACATCACCAGGAAGCGTTATGCGATACAGCAATGCTTCTCGCTTAGCTTTCCTTAAGGCAAGTAGCTGACAAATACGTTCGGGGGTATAGTTTAACGCCCCGAACGTTCTGACTTGATTTACATATTCATCTGATAGAATCTCTTTTACAACTAATTCTGACATAGAATTATTTTTTTAGTATCGTCTTCCGATAAGACTACGCCATCTCTCTCTAACAGAATAGGCTGCTGTGGAAACATAGACATAAATCTTCGTACAGTTGCCGACACATATTTAGGATCTATTTCCATTCCATACCCAATGCGGTCTGTCTGCTGGCACGCCATAATGGTTGAACCTGATCCAGAGAATACATCGACAACTACATCGCCATTCTTCGTACTATTAGTAATAGGATACGCCATCAGTGCAATAGGTTTCATCGTCGGATGGATTCGATTGGCTTTTGGTTTATCGAAATTCCAAATGGTAGTCTGCTTTCTGTCGGAGTTCCAAAAGTGAGCAGCACCTGGTTTCCAACCATACAAGCAAGGTTCGTGTTGCCACTGATAGTCTTGTCGACCCATTACAAGAGAATCCTTAACCCAAATGCAGCACTGTGCTATCTTGAAGCCTGCTTCTCGAATTGCCCTGCGGAAATTCTCGCCTTCAGAGTCTGCGTGGAAGACGTAGAATGAGCCACCAGGCTTGACAATGGAAAACATCACATTAAACACAGACTGCAAGAAGCGAAGGAACAAGTCATTCTCCATAGAGTCGTTCTGTATGGTAAGTTTGCTATCTCCTCCACCTTCGTAATTGACATTATAAGGAGGATCAGTGAGAATCATATCAGCAACACGTCCATTCATTAGCGCAACAATATCGCTTTTAGAACGACAATCTCCGCACATCAATCTATTATTTCCAAGTCTGAAAATATCACCAGGGCGAGCAAACACTTCGTTATCCTCTTGTGGAAGAGTGTCAACGACATCTTCTTGAATATCAGCAACGTCATTTTCTGAGGCAAATAGTTTATCTGTACCGATTGAGAAGTCATTTTGTTTTACTTCATAGCCAAGATTGAACTTCGCAAGGTCATCGCCACTGATATTATACTTGGTGAATAGGAGAGTGTCTGGATTCTTCTGAGCGAACTCTGAGTTATAGGCAGCAATCTCTTCGACAGCTTCCTTCTTATTAGATGCTTGAATTTCCTCGTAGGGAATCTCAGGAATTTTGAAACCATAAGAGCGAAGTCCAAGAAGAGCTTTGCGTCTTTGGTGTGCATCTATAATCCAAAGCTTACCTTCAGAATCTTTCCACACTTTGAATGAATACTTGAAGCCACGAGTAATGATGAGCATCTGAAGCTTCGATAATTTGTCTGCATCAGGCTTTTTGAAATCTTCCTGAAGTTCGATAAAAGAGTCCAGCGGGGCAGTAGGCAAACCGCCCAAATTAAAAACTTTTATACTATTTTCCATTGTTATTATTTATTTTGTTGTTCAAGAACCATTTTGAACAGTCGCTCTTTCTCTTGGTACTTTTCGAGATTCCGCTTATCAGTATCTCTTTTCTCTTTACGATCCTTACGTTTAACGAACGATTTATAACGCTTGATGTTGTCGAGAACGTTCTTGTGCTGGCGGAGGAACTCGGCAGGATCAGTGCGGAGCAACTTAATGAGCTGGGCTATCTCTGAGCGTCCGAAGAGTATCGGGTGTTTACAGAGGAACTTACCAGTGTCGTTTAATGATTGCAGCTCGGCAAATGCTTGAAGATTGCGGATGCGCAGTTCTGCCATTTCAGCAACAGCCTGTGCGGTAGGCTTTGTCTCCAGCAATTCGTCGAGCTGCTTCATCTTTCGCCAAGTGTTGATGCGGTCGTTATAGATAACGGTTGCCATCTGTACGTCCGCATCTGTAAGGTTTTCCCAGTCTATTTTCGGGTACTCTTCTTCTTTTTTTTTGGAGTTGCTTTCGCCTTCTCCTTCTTAGAAGAAGCATCGTCCTTATCCTCTGAGGGCGCAGTAGGTTCCTCTGATGATTGCTCTGTAGACTCGTTATCTTCAGAACCCTCTTCAGATGAATCATCGCCACCCTCTCCTTCCGATGGGTCCTCGTTGCCTTCGCCACCGTCAGTGTCTGGGCTTTCATCTCCATTGCTGTTGAGTGTTTCAGGATTCTCGTTGCCATCTTCAGAAGAGTTGTTGGCGTTGTTGTTATCATTATCCTCGTCGGCTGCTTGATTAGCATACTCACGTCGATTACGTACGATTTCGTCGTGCTCGCAATGGTCAAGAAGAAGGAAGAGTATCTCTTCGTGGTTCTTCTCTGGTGAGAGGTCGAATCGTGTGAAATCGGTAAGGTGAGGTGCTTTAGCGTGCAGCAGGGCAAGGTCGGCTTCCACGACTGTTGGGCTTACCAACTTATGGAAGTGCGTTAATTTCTCTTTTGCGCTGTACATATCTTAATATAAAATGGTGAATAATTCCCCTCCCGTATCAGGGAGGGGTGAGAGGTTAGGCTTCAGTTCTTGAGACCTCGACAAGTGTTGTGGTGTCAAGAACACGGAAGGTGATAGATGCACCAGTCTTCGCTGTCCAAGTAGCACCCTCTTCGAGTACGAAGGTAGAACCGTCAGCAATGGTAGCAGGTTTATCGGTACCAGCACCAACAAGCGTGATGTATCTACCCTTGTCGCTCTTACTGAGTCCACTGACTGTAGCGATAGCAGCTGCTGCTGACGTTCCATTTGGAATCGTGTAAGTGTTGCTACCTGCTGTGATAGCTACATCTGTAGCATCCGCATTGATTGCAGTAGCAGCAGTAACAGCTGGGTTACCAGTGTAAATCAGTGGAAGGT